CTCGGTGGACGACAACCCGTACTACGCGGCCGGCTCGTACCGCAACACGCTGGACTCAATGGCCGAGCCGCATCGGTCCATCCTGCTCGGCAAGTTCAAGACCACGTTCAAGGATCAGCCGAACCAGGTGATCCCGACCGCGTGGGTGAGGGAAGCGCAGGCGCGCTGGACGCGCAAGGTGCCGGCCGAGCAGCCGATGACCGCGATCGGCGTGGACTGCTCTGGCGGGAGCGACGACCCGATGGTGATCTCCGTGCGCCACGGTACGTGGTTTGCGCCGCTGGTCGTCGTGCCGGGCAAGGACATCCCGATGAACCGCGCGGGCGCCTACTGTGGCGGCCTGATCGTCGGCTACCGCAGGGATGAGGCGATCGTCATCATCGACCTCGGCGGCGGCTACGGGAGCTCGACCTACGAGCACCTGCACGCGAACGAGGTGAAACTCTACGGATACAAGGGAGCGGAGAAGACGACCCGCCGCTCGAAGGACAAGAAGCTGCAGTTCCCGAACAAGCGCAGTGCCGCGATGTGGATGCTGCGCGAAGCGCTCGACCCCAGCCAACCTGGCGGATCGGAAATCGCACTGCCCGACGACCCGACGCTGCTCGCCGACCTGACGGCACCCACGTTCGAGCCGACGCCGACCGGCATTGCCGTCGAGCCGAAAGATGAAGTCGTCAAGCGCCTGGGCCGGTCCACAGACCGCGGCGATGCGGTGGTGATGTGCTGGTGGGAGGGGCCGCGCTTCGGCATCGACATTCTGGACTCGCTCGAGCAAGGGCACTTCCGCCGCGGGATGAAGCGACAGCCGATCGTCATTTCGTCACAGCGCCAGCCACTTAGCGTGAGGTACGGACGATGAACCTGATTAAGGATCTCGGCAAGGCATTCAAGAAGGTCGTCAAGTACGACCCGATTGGCAAGAATCTGCCAGAGACGCAGATGACGATTGAGGCGACTCAAGAGTCGAACGCCAATCCGTACGGTGACGAAAGAGCCGTCTCAGACATTCTGGGCGCCGGTCCCATCGGACAGATCACGCATGGCGGACAGTCGATCGGCCTGGACCCGAACGAACCGAGAGACCGCAGGATCGGGCGGACGATCGGAACTCTTGCGCTTGCGTACATGGCTGGAGGGATGCTCGCTGGTGGGGAAGGCGGAGGTGCCGGCGGCGCTGCCGCGGGAGGCGCGGAGGCGGGCGGTACGGCTGCGGGCGGAGCATCTGCCGGTGGCGCAGCCTCCTCTGCAGGAAGCGTCGCCGAGTGGCTGAAAACAGCGAAAACTGTCGCGTCCATCGTGCAGCCCGTGGTCGCCATCGCGTCGTCGGTAAATGCGAAAAACGCCGCAGATGAAGCTGCAGCCGCCGCAGACAGACCGATTTCCGTGACGGTGGCGCCCACGGCACCGACGCGTGGAAACGAGAACACGATCAAGGCGTACAACCAGGCGATTTCGCAGCAAATGCGGCGTCGCGGTAGGGCGTCCACCATTCTCACGCAACCGTCCGAGAGCCTCGGCGCCGTATGAAAGCCAAAGAACTCAGGGAGCTTGGCGAGTCCCTCCTGTCTAAGAAGGCACCGCTCAACAGCCTTCACCAGGAGATCGCCGACAACTTCTACTACGAGCGAGCGACGTTCACGTCGCAGCGTTCGTTGGGGGCGGACTTTGCGGCCCACACCCTGACGAGTTACCCGGCGATGTGCCGCCGCGACTTGGGCAACTACATGGGGTCGATGCTGCGGCCGAACACGAAGGTCTGGTTCCACACCGGAATCAGGAACCGAGAGGTCAACGACAACGAGACGCGCCAGTGGTTGCAGGCGTTCGAGCTCGCGCAACGCAGGGCGATGTACGACCGCCGGGCGCAGTTCTCGCGCGCGACCAAGGAAGGCGACCACGACTTCGCATCCTTCGGCCAGTGCGCCCTCTCCGTGGAAATGAACAGCCGCGCGGACGGACTGCTGTACCGCTGCTGGCATCTGCGAGACATGGCGTGGCAGGAGAACGAGAACGGCGACATCGGCATGAAGGTGCGCCGTTGGAAGCCGACGCTTCAGACCGCGGTTCGCACGTTCGGGAAGGAGCGACTCCACCCGGAGATCGTGGCCAAGGCAGAGAAAGAGCCGTTTTCCGAGACGGAGTTCATCCACATCGTCTGCGAAGAAGATATGTACTCGAAGAAGTCGAACGGGCGGCCGTTCTGGTCGATCTGGTACGACGTCGAGCACGATCAGCCGGTGATGGACATCCCGATCTGGACGGGCTACTACGTCATCCCGCGCTGGCAGACGGTGAGCGGCAGCCAGTACGCCTACTCCCCGGCGACGGTGTGCGCGCTCCCTGATGCGCGTCTGATCCAGGCGATGACCTTTGCGCTGCTCGAGGCCGGCGAGAAGGCGGTCAATCCGCCAATGGCTGCCACGATCGACGCGGTTCGCTCTGACGTGGCCATCTACGCGCGCGGGATCACCTGGCTCGACCCGGAGTACGACGAGCGGCTGGGGGACGCCATTCGCCCCATCCCGCAGGATCTGCGCGGCTTCAACTTCGGTCTGCAGTTGAACGCGGACACCAGGCAACTGATCCGCAAGGCGTTCTTTCTGGACGAGCTCTCCATGCCGCAGCGCGACGCCGAGCGTGTCACGGCGTACGAAGTCGCCCAGCGCACGGAGCAGTACATCCGGCAAGCCATGCCGCTCTTTGAGCCGCTCGAGACGGAATACAACGCTCGGGTGTGCGACGACACGTTCACGCTTCTTTGGAGGAACGGCGCCTTCGGTTCCCCCCTTGACTGGCCGCGGAGCCTGCGAGGCGCCGATATTGCGTTCACCTTTGAAAGCCCACTGCACGACGCGATCGATGCACAGAAGGGTCAGATGATGCTGCAGGGCCAGCAACTGCTCGCCGCTGCGCTGCAACTGGACCCATCGACCGCGAACATCGTGGACGCAAAGGTGGCATTCCGCGACGCTCTGAACGGCATCGGATGGCCGGGCAAGTGGATGCGGAACGAGGAAGTGGTCGTACGCATGGAACAGGAGCAGCAGGCCAAGCAAGCCGAGCAGCAGCGGCTGCAGGATCTCACCCAGGGCGCGGCCGCTGCCAAGGACTTCGGTGCGGCCGGAGAATCCGTTGCCGCTGCGATGGGCGCCGTGCAGCAAGGCGCTCCAGTTCCGGGGGCCGCATGACCGTGCGCAGAAAGTCTCTCGTGCCGGCGCCGATCTCACATGGCGCGCAGCCCGCCCCGCTCAAGCTCGCGGACGCGTCCGCCATCCAGGCGCTTGCCGCCGGGACGGCGAACGAGGGACAGCAGAAGCACGCGCTCGACTGGATCCTGAAGGGTGCGTGCGGACTGACCGAATGGCCGTATCGGGAAAGCGAGAGAGAGACATGCGTTGCGCTTGGCAGGCAGTTCGCCGGGCAGCAAATTGTTGGCGCCATCAACGTCAATTTGTCGGCGTTGAGGGCGCGCGAGAGCAGCAACTGACGAGGAGAGGACGATGAGCGACGAGACCAAAGTAGTCGAAGGCGAAGCCGCGGCAGACGCCGCAGCCGCAGCCACAGCCGACAAAGGGGACGCCAATGTCACGGACAATAAGGTCGACAGCGGCAGTGCCACTGCAGGCGGCGACGCAGGCAAGGCCGGCGCAACCGCAGCCGCAGCAGCAACCGGAGAAAAAGGCGGGGGCGCCGCAGCAGCGGGCGATGGTGCTGGAGACGGCGACAAGCCTGGAGCGTGGCCGGACGACTGGGTCACCCGCATGGCGAAGGGCGATCAGAAAAGAGCGAAAGACCTCGGACGATACACCTCCCCAGAGGCTGTGGCCGATGCCTACGTGAAGCTGCGCGCGCGGCTGGACTCCGGCGAGTTCATCCCTGCGCTGCCGAAGAACGCCACCGAGAAAGAAGTCGCGCAGTGGCGCAAGAGTGTCGGTCTGCCGGAGAAGGCGGACGGCTACGACTTGTCGGGCCTGAAGATCGAGAGTGACGACAAGGACGTCATCGGCAGCTTCCTCGGCCGTCTGCACAAGGTCAACGCGCCGAACGCGGTGACGCGAGAGGTCGTGTCGATGTTCTACGATGAGCTTGCTCGCCAGAACACGGAGACCGCCGAGCGTGACGAGAAGCACCGTCAGGAAACGCTCGACGATCTGAACGAGGAGTGGGGACCAAATTACCGGCGCAACCTGAACATGGTCGAGGGCACGATCATGTCGCGCTTCCCTGAGCGCATTCGGGAAGCGCTGCGCTCGGCGCGCATGCCGGACGGTCGCGCGCTGTTCAACAGCCCGGATGTCGTGCGGACGTTCGTCGAACTCGCCAACGAGATCAACCCGCTCGGCATCACCCCGCCGGGAGGCGTGGGCGACATTGGCAAGACGATGATCGAGGAGTACAAGGGCATCCAGAAATACAGACAGGAGAATCGCGCCAAGTACAACAAGGACGACAACACACAGAAGCGCGAAACCGAACTCATTGCGCAACTGGTGAAGCAGGGCCTGATGACGGAATCGGGCGAGCTCATCGAGCGCAAGGCAGCTTAATCGACCTCGAGTCAACGAAAGGAGATACGAGGGAGACGAAGGAGCACCACGAAGACCGAGAAGCACTGGCCCGAATTGGCTTAACGTCAGGCCCGAAAGGACACCCTGACCAAGCCATGATGGACACCCTGAGCGACGGTTGAACTTAATCGTTTCTTATCGTTCGAGCAGGGTCAATCCCTTCTGCGCGACACGGTCACAACCGAAGCGGTAGTCAAGGGGAACCAGGCGGTTTTCAACGTCGCCGGTTCCGGTAGCGCGGCAGCAGTGTCGCGCGGCACGAACGGCACCATCCCGGCGCGCGCGGACAGCAACACGCAGAACACCGCCACGCTGCAGGAATGGCACGACCTCGTGCGCAAGACGGGCTTCAACATCTTCGAGTCGCAGGGCAATCAGCGCGCCCTGATGCAGCAGACGACGATGAAGGTGCTGAATCGCAAGATCGACTCGCAGATCGAGACCGAACTGGCCACCGGCACGGTCGGCATCGGCACCACCGCCGTCACCATCCCAGACCTCAGTCTGGTGATGAACGCGCTGGTCAAGGTGCAGAACGCCTCCGTGCCGTGGGACATGAAT